CTCGCTGAGCCAGGAGGGCAAGACCGCGCTGCCCGAGCGACTGCGCGGCGGGTCGCAGGTGCCCCCCGAGAACATCCAGGTCGATCCGAGCAGGTTCCAGTTCAAGGGCGGCGTTGACGACCAGGGCCAGCAGGTCGGCGCCTCCCTGGCGGATGAAACCCGGTGGAACCCCAGGGCCGAGGGCGTCATCCAGGTATGGCGCGATCCGGCCGACGACAAGCTCTACGTGGTGAACGGCCACAACCGGCTGGCCCTGGCCAAGCGGCTGGGGGTTCCCAGCGTGCTGGTGGAGGAGATCACGGCCACCAACCCTGCCAGCGCCAGGGCTTTCGGCGCCATCACAAACATCGCCCAGGGGAACGGCAATGCGTTCGATGCGGCCCGGTTCCTCCGGGAGGCCAACATCACCTCCCCTGATCAGCTGGCCACCGCCGGCATGTCTGGAGAGCGCAGCTGGGCGACCCAGGGCCTGGCCCTCAGCAGGTTGCCGCAGGACCTGTTCCAACAAACCGTGGACAACCCCGATCTGCTGCGCCGGGCGGCGCTGGTGGGTGAGAGCGGCTTGGACGAGCCCAAGATGCGCTCGCTGTGGCGCCAGGTGCTCGACGAAAAGGTGCCCGACTGGGAGCTGAAGGAGCTCACCCAGCTGGCCAAGGCCGCGCCGGAATTCCAGGGGCGGCAGGGAGCGCTGCCGGGGATGGAGAACTATCTGGAGGACGAGGGCGTGAAAACCCGCCTGCGCCTCGTGCGGGAGGTGCAGCGGCTGCTGCGAGAGGAGAAGACCCTGTTTGGCACCGTGGGGCGCAAGGCCAAGGCACTGGAGGCGGCCGGCAACACGATCGACCAGGCGGGCGCCCTCAACACCGCGGCTGATGCGGATGCCGCCCTGCGGGCGTTCGAGAACCTGAAATACGCCACCGGGCCCGTTGGCGATGCGCTCACCACGGGGGTAGGTCGCATCTCCGAGGGGCAGCAGCCGCGTGCTGTTGCGCGGCTGGTGGTGGATGACATGAAGGTGGCGATCGAGGCGGAGATGGCGGCGCTCCGCCGCGGGAGCAGGGATGCCGCCCCGGCCGCCCCGGCCGCCCCCGATCAGGCTGATCTGTTCGGCGCGCCGAGTGCCATGTCACCCGCCGAGCGGGAAGCCGCCAATATCGAAATCGCCAAGCGGGCGATGGCCGAGGGCGGCGCCCGCCCCCCGAGCACCCCACTGCCTGAGATGGATCCGGCGCCTGCGGTTCGGCCGGATGAAGCCCTCGCCGACCTGCTGGACAACGGGCTGGTCCCTGGCGGCAGGGGGGCTCAGGCGATCGCCGATGAACTGCGACTGCGCAAGGCGCAGGATCTCTCTGACGCCGAGGCAGAACGGGCGGCGCTGGAGGCCATCCGGGAGGCCCATGGCTATGACGAGATCCCCTCCCGAGAAAAGGGCCAGGCCGGCCTGGGGGAGGACTGGGAGCAGCCAGAAGCACCGGTTGAGCAAGCAACACAGGACGGGCTGGCCCCTGCACCGTCGAGGCCCGAGCCGCTGCGCGTCTCCAGCGTGCCCAGTCAGCCCGAGTTCAAACTGCCCCCGGACCTGGCTGGCGCCCAACCGCGCTACGGCGGCGCCACTCTTGTCTTTGAGTCCGACCTAGACAAGGCTGCTTACATCCTGGCCGGGGACACCCCATCCAAGGCCAGCAAGCAGGCAACGCGCTACCGGGACTTGGTTGAGGCCGCTGGCCTCAACCCTGCAGCCGTGCGAACCCATGGCAATGCGGTTAAAAGGGCTATCAAGGAGACAGGTCTTCGGGTATTTGGGACCAAGCAAGCCTCTGAAATGAAGGGCGAGTTGAGGATTGCACCGGTTGAAATGCGGGCTGCCAGGGCAAGCGATGCGATCAGTAGGGACATCGCTGCCGCAGAGGCGGCCCTGAATTCTTCTGAAGCCTTTAACAATTACGTTGCAAACCTTCAGAAGGCGGTCAAAACCGTGGTCAAGCGCGTCGCCGGAGATGGCGCATCTGTGAAGTTTAGTGATGTTTACGAGGAAAGCCTGGTTCCAAGAGAGTGGGGAGGAGACGGAGCTGAGACAACGACTATCGAGGGAACCTATAATTATCTTTACGATATTGTTCAAATCAACGGCATCATCGAAGGCAGGCCGATTGACATCATGGAAACGGCATTTCATGAGTCTTTCCATCGGCTCCAGTTCATGGCTCTTTCACGCGAGCAACTCCAAGTGCTCGATTCGACTGAGGCAAGGCTCAAGATCGACCTTGCGGCCAGCGAGCTTGGCTATGGCGACATCTCGTATTTGGAACAGCAGGCTGTGGTTTTTCAGAAATATGCTATTGCTAGGATGAAAGGCAAAGACCCTATCGCGGAGATCTTCAAGGATGGACTCAAAAACCTCGACTCGCCCCAAGCAAGAATTGTTGGCAAGATTCTGTCGGCTTTTGAGGCTATATCGAACTATGTCGAGAAATTCAAGAATGCGATCCAAGGGAAAGGATTTGAAAGTGTCCGCTCGATCTACGAGAAAGCATACAAGGGTTTTGTAGCCTCCCGCTATGAGCAAGGAGACAGGCAGCAAGGGTTGCTCAGATTTGGCGAAGAACTGACCGACAGTTTGCACAAAGACCTGGCTGACCTATGGACGTCACGCACCGCTGCATGGGAAAACCTTGGCGAGGCAAGCGCCAGGTTGGGCGCTATTGACGAGGAAATCAGGCAAGTTCAGGCCCGCGCCAACAGCGGAGGATGCGCATTGCCATGACTAATTTTTGCGGCGACAGTGAGCAGGAACTCCAGCGGCTGCGGCAGGAGCGCGAGCGCCTCGCTGGCCTGCTGGCGGAATCGGAACGCGCGCGGCGAGCAGGCCGCGTCTTCACCACCGCCGACATGGGCACGGACATCGTGCTCCCCTCTGGCGGGGGCAGGTTCCGCACGATCAACACAGCCGACGCTGACCGAGGCATTCAACAGATTACCGAGGGGATCGAAGATGAAAAGTTGGACGCTTATATCCTGACCAGCTTTGGCAAACTTGAAAAGCCAAACATTGCCGAGGGACGCTGGCAGAACTATGACAGGATCCTCCAGGAAGTGTCTATCTACGAGCAGCAGGATTACGCCAAGCTAGCGGAGTTGCTCGGAACCGCGATCCGCGAAATCGCGCCAGAGGACTACGCATTCGTCACGACAAAGTACGGCCGAGCGGAAATGGCAGGCGTCATTGCGGACGCCATGGCCGATCTTGGCGTGACCGCGCCAGAAGTCGCCGCAAGAATCGCCAGTGACGCGGCTGGATTTGTCGGTCTTGTAGAGAAGATGACCCGAGTCAGGCTGTTTGCCGATAGATCCAAGTATCTCTTCCTTGATGAGATCGAGCAAATTAGCAACTTCATGGAGCGTTATCCAAACATCGATGTTCCCGGCCCAATGAAAGAAACCGCCTACGAGGCGTACAAGCTGGCGCTTGTTGGGGAGCGCCATTTCGCCTTTGCCAGGAGGCGGACCGCGCAGGCACTGCGCAGCCTCCAGGATCCGATCGAATCCGGGAGGACGTTCACCCTCCAGGTCGGCCAGGACGCCGCGGACTCCGCCAAGGCTGCCGACGATTTTCTCGACACGCCAGAGGCGGGAGAGGCACTGACGCTGAAGCCGCGAGACGTGGACATCGACAGCTTCATCGGGCAGGTCATCAGCCGCGTAGACGAGGGGCCGGCAGGGCTGCCAGCGCTTCGGCAGATGGTCGACAGCGCCCGGCTGGAAGGTGGCCTGGATCCCATGGCCAAGCTGGAGGAGGGGTGGTTCAACACCACCATGCGCCGCGCCCGGTCCATGGCGCGGGACTCGCAGCTTTCTGGCCTGCGCACCCAGCTGATCTCCGGGGAGGTCAGCAATCTCGTCATGGCTGCCTGGCACGGCACCCGGCACAACCTCAAGGCCATGCTCACTGACGCCTACAAGGAGGGCGTCACGCGCTTCGGGGGGAACCCTGATGCCTATGGAACGACCATGAGCAGCAATGCGGAGACCAGGGCAGAGGTGATGGCCACGCACATGCAGCCATGGGCTACGCGAAATTTCCTCGCCAATGTGGCGATGGCTGGCCCGAAGCTCAATGCGGCCGCCCGCCTGCAACTGCAGAAGCTGCACCAAGACATCCCGCTATATCCGGCGTTGAGAATGCTGGGTTCGTTCGATGAAATGCACGGGAAATTCAATTACCTCTTCCACCTGATGAGCGAGCTGCAGGTAGAGGCTCGGGCAAAGGCTGGCACCCTGGGATTGGACACAGAGGCCAAGCGTCAGGCCTGGGTGCAGAAGGAGATCGACAGAGCTCTTTACAGCGTCAACCCAACCGAGGAGGACTTGATTGCTTTTCGCAGGCAGGCCCGGCTTGGAAGGGCCGATGGCTCGCCAGGCCAAATGCTGATCGATGGAATGAACCGCCGCGCAGACGGGCGGCTGTCCGATCAAGAAGTGATTGAAATGATGATGAAAGCCAAGATCGCAGATACCCCCACGTTTGCCACGGAGCACAGCCTCAGGGCATTTGAGTATGCCAACGAGATGCGATTCCAAAATAAAATGAAGCCCGAAATGCTCACCTCCCTGGGCGGTGGGGAGCGCGGGTGGATTGGCGCCGTTGACGATGCCGTCGTTGACGCCCGGCGTCAAAACTGGTTTGTGGACACCATGCTCCCGTATTGGCGGGCGCCCATGAACGCCATGCTGTTCGATTTCCGCCTGGCGACCTCACCCCTCTACGACCCGTTCAAGATGGCGACCCTCACCCTCCAGGGGAAGGCGGGCACCGAGGAGATGCGGAAGGTGGCCGCACGATGGGTCATGTCCATGGGCTTGCTGGGTGGCTTTGCGATGCTTCGCGAATCCGGCCAGGTCACCGGTGGCAGCCATCCAGATCCGGCCAAGAGGAACCGGATCTTCGGCATCCCCTACCTGGGGGGCATCCCGATCCTCTCCACCCTGTTCCTCTGGTCAGACGTGTCCGACGCCCTCGCCGGCAGAGGCGCCACGGACGCCGAGGGCAACGAGGCCATGAACGGGGTCCTGCAGGTGCTGACCGGCCAGATCATGCGCGGCACCGGGATCCAGCAGCTGCAGCAACTCACCTCCGCGATCATGGACCGGGACATCGACGCCACCCGGTCGCTGGTCGCCTTTGGCGGATTCCTGGCTCGCGGGCACTTTGTGCCCTTCTCTGGAGCCGCCGGAACCATGGAGCGCCTCACCGGGATGGATCAGGCCTCCCAGTTCATGGGCGGCCAGGACTCCACCAGCGTCAGGTTCAACCAAGGGGTGGCCGGGGTCGAAGTGGACGGCCCCTTCGAGGGGGTGCTCAAGCGCTTGCGGGAGGTTGCCTACGCCACTGTCCCCGGCACTGCGGGCCTGGCGGGCAACCGCAAGGAATACGACTGGCTGGGCTCCCCTCGGGGGCACATCGCCGGGATCGACATGGCCCGGGCCGTCCCCCTGGGATTTCCTGGCACCTGGCCCAACGATCCGATCTACGCGGAGCTGGAGGCCCTGGAGCAGCTGGATCCCCCCGCATGGGTCCGCCGGGGGAACCTGGACGGGGTGGGCATGTCGGGCCGCCTGCAGAAAGAGGCGGTGGAGATCCTCGGATCGATCAAGGGCGAGAGCCTGCTGGCGTCGTTTGCCATGGCCGGCAGGACGGTCAAGCTGCGGCTGCGGCTGCCGGCCACCGCCGTTCTGGCCAATGGCGTGCGGGTTGGCAGCAATGGCGCCGCAGAAGTCGATCTGGCCCCATTCCTGGAGCCCCACGTGAAGGGCCGCAAGATCGCTGACGCCTATCGCTCGCTCTTCAACTCACCGGTGTATCGAGCCATGGAGGCCAGCTCCGAGCTGAGCAGCGATCCCACCATCAACCGAGGAATCCCCAGCGCAGAACGCCGCCGGCAGCCGGCTCAGTTGATGGTTCGAGCCATCAAGGACTACTACACCGACCTGGTCCGCGGCGAGCTTGAGCGCCGGGCGCAACAGGGCAACCAAGAGGCAATGGAGTGGTCCATGGCCAAGACCAAGGCGGTGGAGGGGGCGATGCAACGGGGGCAGGAGGGCATCAAGTCCCTCCCTGAGCTCTTCAGGACGCAATAGGCTGGCGCCATGGGGGAGAATGTCTGCAGGCGTGCAGGCCATGGCACTTCCCACCCCATACAGCTACAGGACCTACGCCAGCACCGGGGCGGCGCAAACCCTTGCCGTGCCGTTCTCGTTCGTGTCTCGCGAGCATGTCCACGTCTACGTCGGATGGTTGCTGTCGGACGGCAGCAGGGAATCAGAGATCATGCCCGGCGCCGGGTTTTCGTGGATCAACAACGGGAGCCTGCTGATCCAGCCGGTCGCGAGCGGAAAGAGCGTCAGCGTTGTCCGGCTGACGCCGATCGATCAACAGGTGGTCCAGTGGCAGCAGGGGAGCCCGCCGACGGCGAGCGAGCTGTCCGCTGCAGATCGTCAAATCCTGTATGTGGTTCAGGAGTGGCTCGACCGAGTCACCAACCTCCAGGGGGAGGTGAACATCATCGTCGACGATGGCCTACAAATTGCTGTGGTCGACTCGCTGACAAGCAGTTCGACCACGACAGCCCTTTCCGCAAATCAGGGAAGGATCCTGAAAGGGCTATATAACGACTTGTCGGAGCTCGTTGACGAAATTATCGAGAATGGGACAGGCCCACCGGTCACGATTGTTGATGCGCTGAACAGCGATTCATCCACCTCGGCCCTTTCTGCCAAGCAAGGGAAGCTCCTCAAGCAGTTGATTGACGCACTTGCGGAACGGACAGAAACCACAGAGGAGGCGATTGTTTTCTTGGATGGTCGGCTGGATGCGGCGGAGCAAAGCCTTGTCGCAAGGAACACGCTGACAACCTCAACAGCTCAAGTCACGGCTGCGGCAAACGAGATCGTGGCAGGCACAATCACGCTGAGCCCCTGCACCGTGGTGCACGCAATAGGTCTTTCGCGAAAGGGCACGATCGCGCTCTACAACGGGACCGCAGGGATGACGGCGGACCTGAACCGCCCGTTCCTGACAGAAGCCCCGGATGGCGACAACGTCGTGACCATGGTGCGCCTGGAGAACCCGGGAACCCTGGCCCTTGGATACAAGCCCGTCGTCTCGTCTCCGACCGGTGGAAATTCATTCCCCTTCCGCTTCCTGAATGAAGGGAGCGAGGGCGAGACCATTATTTCTATCACCCACCTTCCACTGAAGACCTCCTAATGCCAGCACAACGAGAAACGTTTGTGGTCACCGCTCCATGGACCACGCAGACAATGATGGATGGGTTTCAGCAGGCGTTCACGTTTGCAGGGTTTGCAAACTTTGTGGATACGTTCGTGTCTGGATCATTCCGGAGCGCGATCCTTCCGGTAGTTTACGATTCAAGCAAGGCGCTTGGGACTGCGTATCATTGGTTTATGTTTGGCGGGCAAGAGATATTTTATTCAACCGTGACCGGATGGAATACGGCGACCGACCTGCCGGTTGGCACGCAATACCGAGATTTTATCAGCAATCAAACCAACACATCTGCGTTTCACTATCGCTTGGCAGATCTAAACAGCAATGCCGACACCAGCATTACTGTTTTCAAGTCAAATGTGAATACAGGTTTTTCCTGGTTTTTGGTTAGATGTGGAACAATTTCGTTTAATTTTCATATTCCGCGAACACCTCCAAGCACATTTTTTGTTGACCAAGCAGTAAGCTATTATCATCCAATTTTGTTTGCGCGTGCAGCCAGGGAGGGAAAAGGAGGGTCTATGACGATTGCAAGGCTTCCAATCCGCCTCCGAAGCAGCAAGTGCGCAGGAGAGGCGCTTAGGGGTGCGACCACGTCAGGCGACTATGGGGCAGGGAACACGGCAACACTGCCATGGAATATAGCGAATAGAGATGTTATGGCGGTATTTAACCTGACGGGAAACACCATCAGTGCAGGCTTCGAAAACAATTCGGGCTTTGCGAGGCCAGGCATGATCATTCCTGTAGATTTTGCCAACGTCAACACATATTTGTCGGCTGATAAAAGCCCTATTTTCACAGGCGCTAGACTGCTCTACTTTGCAGAGCATTTCATGCCAAGTGATTTTGGGATTGGCGTTTATTACGGCCCACCAAATGTGGGCCAATTTGACCAGTACATAAACGGGACTCAAAAATGGGACGTGATCGAGGTTCCTGCCAGTGCCACCAACCCAGTGGATGACGATCAAGTCACCCCTCTTTTCCTTTGTAGGACCACAGACTGATGCCTGACATCTTTCCCGACGTCCAAGGCCAGGCCCCCATCTCCATTGGAATTAGTGCGCCGCTGGCCAGCACTGACTCAGGCCTGACCTTTGCCAACGGAAGCATGGTTTCAGGCTTCACAACAGGAAATGTTGGCACGCTCCAAATTGGCATCTCCACGCCTTTGACCGCAATGGAGACGTTTGGACCTCCCTACGTGCAAGACATATACTTGGCGTACCTAACATTTCAGTGTCCGCCAATGCCGGCTTTCGGTGGTACTGGCCAGATCTTCCCCTCGAATAATGGCCTTGCTGGAGACAACGGGAAAACGCCAACCCTTCGCAGGACAGCGACTTACCTGCAGTGGTCGCTCAACAATGCGGACTGGAATGATCTCATTGCCATTGACGAAATCACGGGGCCAGCAGGCGCCCCCGCATACGTGCACAACCAGAGCACCCAGGCGGGAACCTGGGTGATCAATCACAACCTTGGCTACAAGCCTGCAGTTGAAGTTTATGACTCCGGAAGCAGCGAGATGATCGCTGAAGTCGCTCATCCCACGGTCAACCAGGCCGTGGTTACCGTCAACCCGGCAACCGCCGGATTCGCCAGGTTGACATAGTCATGCCACAGAAGCTCGCCACAAGCCTGGACGCACAAGGCGTCAACACAATCAGCAACTTGCCCGCTCCGCAGAACAGCGGCGACGCTGCAACCAAGGGCTATGTGGACTCAACCGTGGAGCAGTCGACAGAACCGCCCACGCTGGCACCAAATCAGATCTTTGCCGGGCCAGCGTCTGCCGGTCCATCTGCGCCAGCAACGGGGCGTGCGTTGGTGGGTGCTGATCTCCCGGCAATCAGCGATGGCCTGGTGCTGGTGGTCAGCAACCGCGGCGAGACGGCCACGGCATCAACGAACTACGCGGAGGTGCCTGTGCCTGTGGTCTCTGGCAGCTTCACTCTTGTTGCTGTGCGTTTCGGCTGCCACATTGATACCACCGGCAGCGGCCCCAGCGCCTTTAACGCCTACCGGCGAACACCGGCCGGCGTGAAGACCAGCGTGCTGACCGGCAACACCACGCTGGCCGCTGGTGCCAGCCTGGTGGATGCGTCCGCAACGATCACCGGCGGCACGTTCTCGGCTGGCGACCGAGTCGGCGTCGACCTGATGGGCGTCGGCACTGGCGCCCAGGGGCTCTTTGCTCAATTCCTGTTCACTCGTTCTGCGACCTGACCATGACCAATCCCACGATTGCTACCAACCCGGACACCGGCGTGCGGTTCTACGCCGACCCCGGCCCCCTGGAGGGTCACAGCGTTGATCTGTTCGTCCCCGTAAGGGGCGAGACGGTGACTAATCCCTCTGGCGTGCCCTGGCCTTGGTTGTTCGGAAACGGCTACACGGAATCAGGGGTGAGCTTCTACCTGAAGGGACAGCCGAAGATCCGCGTTGACGACCCGGCAATCTTCATCTTTGAGTCACGTTGGGAGGCTGTCGACTACGCCAGTCCCAAGCCCGGCGGCCCGGCAGGCACTTGGGAAGAAACGCTGGAGGTGGTGCGCCGGCCAGCGGAAGAGCTGTTGAATCAGGTGGAGGCCACAAGATTGCAGGCCAACGCTCGCTTATACCCGAGCAATGAAGACCCCATGCTGGCCGTGCTGCTGGCGGAGGCAATCCGCCGCGATACCGAAGGTACGGCGACCCCTTTCATGCAGGAGCTGCTGACTCGACACCAGGCACTGGTAAGCGCAGGCTTCGCAAACATGGAGCGAGCCGCTGAACTGCGACAGCAGATCCTGGCCGGCCAACCATTTGACCTGTCTGCCGGGTGGACCAATGAGCTTTCGTCGTGAGTGGAGACGCGGGCCTTATGCGGGGGGCAACAAGATGCTTATAGTTCCTAGGCGCAAAACGTCTAACTATGATTCGGACGCACAAAACTATATAGACCGTCTTGCAATTGCAAGCGGCGAAGACATAGAAGAGGATTTGAAAAAAATCATAAATGATTTGTTTGTGAGTCTGAAAGCGGGAGCATATCTGCAAAAAATGCAGTCAGCAGCTCTTTTGGCTGGCCCTACAACAATGACCACGATTGTACCCCTGCTACCGACAATGCCAACCCCGGTTAGAGCTGGCACTTTGGCTAGTTTCACGTATAACCGCAAAACGGGCACTTCTGGCGGCGGAGCAGGCTATATCAACACAAACCTGAATGATTCGGCGATGGGTCTTAACGATGTACACCTGGCTGCGCATACGTCAAGTGGAGCGGCAGCAATGGGGGTGATTGTGACAAGTGGAACAGTGATGGCAAACGGGTTTGTGCGAAATCGGACCTCGGCGGCCTCGACTTTTACGGCTGGAGCGGGCTTCTTTGCAACCGCAAGAAACAACTCTGCAAACTATACAATAAACAGCGGAGGCAGCGATACTACAGTAACGGCCGCTAGCACAGTAAGGGAAAATCTCTCGCATTTTGTATTATGCAGAAACGCTAACGGCTCGCCATCCTTCTTTAGTACAGCGCCGCATACTTTTTACTCCATTGGCGAGGGAGTGGGCTTAAGCCTGCCAGGCTTGAGAGCTATTGTCTTAGCTTATTTTAACGCTCTTCAATTGCTGAATTTGACGTGACAACAACGCGATTCCCCTGGAAATTTCAATGCGGCTTTAATACCTGAGCAGCCATGAAACATGTTCGCAAACGTGAAGCGCAGGCCGCCTTCAACGCCGATTAGATTCCTACAGCATTGGTGAAGACATTAATCTTGCAGTGCTTGACACTCGTCTTACCGCCCTGACGACTGCCCTTGGCGCCGCAATCCCGTAAATCACCGCACGCAACGCCCTCCCACTGCACCCCTGTAGACTTCGCCTGCGGATGGAGTCCCCATGCTCATTGAGGTCGGCGGCCTCCTCCTCGGGAGCGGAATCCTCGTCAAGGGGGTTCAGGGGCTTTGGGCCATTGCCAAGGCCATAGGCAGTTACGAGGCCTCGACCGCAAAGTGCTTGGAGCACCTGACCGAGATGGCCAAGGATCACGAGAACAGGATTCGAGCCCTGGAGGATGGCGATGCAAGAAAGAGACGCTGACAACGACCAGCAACGGCTGGAGGCCCTGCACAGCAGGCTCCTCGACACGGCCGAGGAGTTGCTGGAGAAGGGGGAATACAGCCTGGCCCTGCAGATGATCAAGCACAACAACGTCACCGCGCCGAAGCGGGGCGAGCGGGGAACCATGGACGACGCGGGGAAGGTGGCCGCGAAGTTGAACTTTTCCCCTCGCGCACCGGTGGTGCCTCTCAGACGGTCAGCCGGCTGACGCCCCCCTCGGCCCGCCCGAATTTTGAGCCCGCCGGGGGCGGCGGCAGCCCGAGCACAGCGCGCCCCGCGCCAGGCTGCCTCACCAGCGAGCGGGGGCGCAGGCCCAGGGCCAGCCGATCCGCACTGCCCTCGGCATTCAAGAAGAACTCCTCGATCACGGCTTCGGCCTCCTCCCCCTCCCGCTGCAGCGCTGCCTTCTCCTGATCCTGCGCGACTGCCAGGGTGAAGTGGCTGACGCAATAGGACAACGCATCGATGCGGTCATACCAGCTCAGGGCCCCCCGCTCTGTCGTCAACCGGCTGAGCTGGAACGCCAGGGAGCGCTCGTGGCCACTCTCTGGATCCCTCTCCGCCTCCAGGTAATCAGAGCGCAGCAGCTCCCGAGAGACCACCAGGCGGTGCTGTTGGATCGCGGGCGCCAGGCTGTCCACCAGGCGCCTCTCTTTCTGCTGGTTTCCAGAGGGGACCTCCTCGATCGTGCAGGGGTGAATCCGGTTCATCACCTTGGTGAGAGCCGCGGCAAACATCCCGCCGCCGTAGTTGGCCTCCGGAAGGCAGAGGCCAACATCCCATCGCGCGGCAACCCGGGCCAGGCGCTCCAGGGATTCGTCGGCATAGCCCAGCTGGGTTCCCCCGCACTCAAGGAGGAAGATGTTTCCGTTCAGCTCGGCGCACACAGCCCAGGCCAGTTCATCGTGGCCACGGCCGGACGGGTCGATGCCCATCACGCAGTTCCACCGGTCCAGTTTGCTGATCCAGCGCTGGACCACTCCAGGGCCGTAGTACCAGCGATCGGAGCCCAGGCCCGTGCAGACCAGGTCCCTGAGGATCATGTCCGAGGCATTGCCCCAGGTGACGGTCTCTGGCAAGGCCTTGCCGTCCAGGTCCATCACGATCAGGTCGCCCAGGCGGATCGGATAGCGCTGCTCCGTGGAGAGCCGGCAGTTGAGCTGGTACTGCATCAGCCAGGTCACCCGGCTGTTTTTTGCCTCCCGCACTTGGAGCTCCTCTTCTCCAAACCGCTCCGGATCGGTGGGCGCGCCAACCAGTGATGGATCCTCGGTGGCCTCCCGAAGAATCTCTGGGTCGAGGTTGCCCTCGTAGCAGGCGATGGACTCCTCGCTGAAGGGGTCCGGATACCTGGCCGGCCAGTAGCGGATGGCGTATCCCCGCTTCCGCACCAGCTCCAGGTACAGGCTGGTCTCCACGTGGGGAGTTCCCAGGTAGAGGATCTGCCGCGGCAGGAGCTGGCCCTTCTCGGGCAGCAGGATCTGCTCGAGCTCGCTGCAGGCGTGCGCGATCCGCGCCTGCTTGTGCGGGGTGATGGAGTTGCTGAGCGTCTCCGTGTCGTCAGCGGTGGCGATGCTGCAGCGCTTCCCGGTCAGGCCAGATGACAGGATCCCCGATGGCCGGCAGCTGGGGGACTGGGAGTGGCCCTTGGGGCATGGGCCCACGTCGAAGCCGCGCTGGGCTGACTGGCGCTGGTCTCGGCGGGGATGGAGGCATCGCAGGATGTCGATCACATCGAACCACTCCAGCAGCTGGGTGGAAATTTCAACGGCCTTCTCAGCCGTGCTTCCGGTGATCAGGCACTTCTCCTCGACGGGATCCATTCGGAGCCGCCAAGAGTTGTAGATCGCCACCATCGTGGACTTCGCAATCCCGCGAAAGCCAACAGTGATTTGCCGGCTTGGCCCATGGACCATCCAGTTGAGGATGGCTGATTGCCTATAAGTTGCGGACCCGTTCTGGAGCACCAGCCCCAACTCCCGGAGGATATAAGACGCATAGTTCTCCAAATGCTGCAGCTCTTCCGGCAGCGGTTCCCACTCGGGGTACTTGATGTAATTCATTTGCGCCAGTTGGTGCCACGGTTGGCACGGCCTGCCTGGCGCTCATACTGCTTTTGAAGCTCAAGCTCAGCCTGGCGAAGCTCTTCACGCTTTCGCCGGGAGCGAGCATCTCGATCTTTAGCGATTTGCACCAGGGCTTCTTCGCGGCCTGGCGGCTCAGGGATGCCTGCCTTGCGCAGGATCTTGGCCCAGTCAACCAAGGGGCCAAGCAATCTGTTTGGAATGGGAGGGGCCCCCACGTCCGAGACACCACATCTCGTTCCTGAGGCAGGAATAGGGACCCCGACTTTCATGATACCTCCAGGCGAAAGCCGCCTGTGTCAGGGCAGGCTACTGCAGGGGTGCATCAGTCTGCTCTGTTCTGCTGGGATCGCGCAGGCTTGGGTTGTAGGTGTTGTAGCCAAGCATGTATCCAGCCTTCCCCATCCCGCCGATGCCCATCATCGAGCCAGCCGTGAGCCAGCAGCGATCTTGGGCATCCCATGGACCGCGCGTGTTCCAGCGACAGTCCACGAGATAGGCCGTGCCAAAGGCCAAGCACAGTGAGGTTCCGGTATTGAGGAGAGCTTTGGCGAACGCAGAGACGTTCAATGGCGAACCCCAAACACGTCTGGTCTTGCAAACGCGCGAACGTTTGAATGCAAGTTGTCGGAAGCAATAAGGCCCGCTATCTCTTGCAGGCTTTTGCCCCTCATGGCCTCAAGAAGCTCCGCCGCGAGGCGCCTCCGCCAGGTGTCGTGATCCCCGGCTGCAGTGCCTGAGGGCGCTTGAGACGGACGCATGGCAGAAGAAGGGCTGGCCGGGCGCGGAGGCATGGGGGGAAAGCCGGGCGCGCGCGAACGACCTGGGCTCGCAGGCGCAGGGGGCGCAGGGGGGGCGGGAGGAGCGGGAGGTGCTGGAGGCGCTGGAGGCGCTGGAGGTGTAGCGGCTTGCTCTTCCGCGATGCGCTGGCGCTCCTCTTGCCGCCCCTGCTCGGCAGCTTCTGCGCGGATTTCCTCTTCCCGCTCTTCCCGCTGCTGCAGCTCCTGCAGCCTCCTTTCCTCCTTCTCCTGAGCCTCGGCTGCTTCGCGCTCCCTGGCTTTGACCCCAGCGTGAAAAAGGAAGACCTGTGCTCGTTCCAAGGCCTGCCTCGCTTCTTCCTGAAACTCTTCCCGATCCTCGGGAGGATTCTCTTCCGCGAACACGCGAAGGCTCTCACACAGCCCGTCGAACTCTTCCGATGTCTTTGCCACTCGGTCCAGTTTTCCTGGCTCCCGGATGATCCGTTGCTCGAATCGCTGAAACTCTGCAATCACATCCCTGTGCCCCTGGACACGGGCCTCCTCGGCCTTTTGGATCTCCGTCAAGGCATCGACGTGTGGCTGGATCAAGCCCTCCAGCGGTTCCGTCAGGGCTTTCTCGGCCTGGATCATGCCCTTCCATCGCTTGTGATGAATGTCAGATGCTGCCTTTCTGGCGGCGATGATCTCAGTGATGAGTTTCTTGATCTTGCCGATAAACTTCCTTGCGGCCTTTTCGCCTTCAATCGAGCTGTAGTTGAACGGCTCGATTGCCTTGCCATCCTTAACCGCCTCTTTGACTTTGAGCTGGAGAACCTCCCATTGCTTCAGGACGCGCACGTCGTCCGAGTCCTGAGCGGCAAGAGCAGAAGAGTCTTCCCGGCCTGACAGGTCGTCATTTGGATCAAATTCGGTTGGGATGTAGTCAGTACCCCTTTGGATGATCTTGGTCATGAGTTGGATGAGTTGGATGATTTGGGTTTGTTGGTGTAGTGGTTATAGGTTTTATTTTTTAGGCTTTCGTGAAGCAGGCGGTCTGCCAAGCTGTTAATGTGATCTCTTGGAATTTTATTGCCATTGCTGTCATAAAAAATCGTTTCAAGCAAGTAGCAGATCAAGGCATCACGAAACAGGCGGGGCCTGTTGACTTGTAGAAGATCACAAACCTCTCCTACAATCTTGTTGTATTCTCTTGTCGACCTAATTGCAATCTGGGCCAACCGTGGTCCTTCTTGCTTTTCAGGGTCAAGCATCTGGAGAATCTGACAATTGGTCTGGCTGGTCGCCGTTATTGCCTGGATTCACTGGCACACGAAGCTTGGACAGTGCTTCGGAGATCGCATGGGCGACGGCTTCGCTTTTGTCGCACGAAACCATTTTGCCTGTTGTAAGCATACTCTGCCATTGCCTGCCAAAATCAAATAAAAGACGTTCAGGTGTCGGATAAGGCCTAGTATCGAAAACAGGGAAGTTATTTATTAAGTCATATAGCTCATCGTCTGACGGCAATCGAAGCCATAAAGCGCCCTCCTGTTGGACGGGAGTTATTTTTAAACGTTCCAGGGTTGCCTCCAAAGCGTCAATTCTTTTCCATAAATTGTGCAGATCGTCAATAGTATTTGAGCTAGTCCTGTGCAAATTTCTAATTGTTTTCTTTACACGCTCAACATCGGTTTCAAATGAGCCAAATATATTAAGAACTGCTTTTTGTTGTGAATACAACTGCATCACGTTTTCAGTCAAGTCTTCTCCAATCAGCCAACGACGCAGCAAATTCCGAAGCATGGCAATGGTGGTGTCAAGGACCCAACATGTCTACATGGGTGCAGAGCCGTTGTCAAGCCGACTTGCATCTCGTGTTGCCTCGTCAATGGCCCAGGCGGCGAGGGCCTGCTCAGTGAAGACCGCCGCGGCCCGGCCATCGGTGGCCTCGCAGAACCTGGCCCAGATCCACCCCCGCCGCTGGCTGTTGCCCATGGAGGAGACATGGGGGTTGAGCACCAACATGCGCTGCTTGGTCCGGGGATCCTTCCAGGTGGCCACCAGCAGCGCCTTTCGCAGCCGCCCGATCGAATGGGCCACATGCGAGCCCGAGAGCCCGTAGAGGTTGCCCAGGTGGTCGGGGCTGAGCACCACCGCTCCAAGGGCAGGGATGACGTGCTGTTGCAGCAGCTGCCAGGTGGAAAGGTCGAGAGGCCGGATGACTCGATCGCTCAGAAGCCCTTGCCACAGCCCTGGCAGCTGGTGGGCCATCACAAAAAACCTCTCGGTGCAAGACTCCATCTGTCGCCTGCTCTGTGGGGGTTGGCGGCGGAGCCAGTGATCTGCAGTCGTGTTCCCGCACGGCTACAGGGAGGCTCCTGCGCGTCCAAATGTAGCTTGTGGAAAAACCCCTCTCCAAACAAAACCCAGTCACAGCAAGGGATCTGAATTTCGGCTGTGCAGAAAAATTGCACAGAGCGAGGCGAAAACCCAGACCTGGACAGGGCCGGGTTGCGTGAGCCTTCTTGATCTCTTAAGTCAGAACACCAGGAACAGCCGAGACAGCCAGAACAGCCAGGGCCAGCCGGGGCCACCCAGGACCACCCGGAACGACCCGAAGGCCAGAAAGCAAATCCTTACCCCCCTCTTCACGGGAAGGGGGGACCCGCTTGCGGGGGGTCGTCAGACCCGGTGGATGCCTGTGGTCGCGTCAGCGGCCTCAGGGAGCCACCTCCAGGGGCCTCCAGCGGTGCTCAGGTCCTCCGGGATGGTCAGCACTTCTCGCAACCCCTCAAAACCCCACACAGAGGCCAATGGAGCTCTGCACCACTCCAGGGGTTCGGGCAAATCCCTGCAATTTTGGGTCGCCTAATTGAGTGGGGTACCGCTTAGCGATCCGGGCAGGCGCCCCCCATGCCCCCTGCTCGATTGGCCACCAGAGAGGCAGGGGGCCAGGGTGGCCGGCTGTGCTCTGGCCAAGGTGCAGCAGCAGCAGCAGGGGGGCTAAGCCCTTGTGGCTACTGGGCTGATAGCGGACATCATATCCGCTACGGGGGTGAGAATGATTCTCATTCCCGTTCTCAAAGCCTTGCCTGCCTGCTGTCCGGAGTGGATTGAGAATGATTCTCATTCCTCTGTAAAGATTTGTGACCCTACTCTTTCCGCCCTTCGCCAGTGCTGCACCCGTGCACCTATCATGGGGACATCGACGGGCCCGCTGGAGGTCTGAGCCGTCCCTGGCCCTGCCCGTCGTCCCTATTGCTCTCTGATTCATGAAGACCACCACCACCGATACGGGTGCGGCCGCCATTGCCGCATCCCTGGCGTTGGCCACCGTGCTGACCCGGGGGTTCGCCGTGTTCCTGGCCCATGGGCTGGCCCTGGCCATTGTTCTGGCTGAGCTGGTCACGGGTCGCCAGCTGATTCGCGCGGGCCAGGCACCAGCACCAGCACCAGCACCAGCACCGCCCGCGCCACCTGTTCAGCCCCTGGTGGCAGTGCCAGCGGCCGCGGCGCCTGCCCTGGACAGCTTGCCCGTGCGCGAGCTGCGAGCCCTGGCCCGCTCTGCTGGCCACCGCTCGCTTGCCCGCTCCGGCCGCCGATCGGAGCTGCTGGCAGCCCTGGCCTGATAGGCCGCAAACGTCAAACACCACACCACGGACACATGGCTAACCGACAGACAAAAGCTGATCGACTGATCATCGAAAACCTTCCACTCGCCGACAGGCTGGGAGCCAGTGCAGCCAACCGGCTACGCGGGCTGGCGGAGAAGGATGACTTAATCCAGGAAGCACGAATGGCGCTTGTTTTAGCTGCCAGGAAATGTGACGAACAAAGAGAACCTACAGCTTACATTATCGCCTCGATTCGCGGAGCTATTCAGCACTACGTGAGGGATAAAGTGCGCATGGTTCGCGTCTCTCGCCGAGAGCATGAGAAGAGCCGGCCACCATTCGCCCATACCAGCCTGGATGCCTGCCTGCCGTGCGGCACTCCATTCGTGGACCTGCTGACCGCTGATCCGGTCACCACCGACCAGGCGGATGAGTCTCCAGAGGAGCTGGAGGCACTGGTGGAACAGTTGCCAGCGGCAGACGCGGCAGCGCTTCGCCTCACCCTGCTACAGGGCATGTCACTGCGGCAGGCAGGGGAAGCCCTCGGCATCTCAGTCATGACAGCTCAGCGCAGGAAGGAACGAGCGGTCAAAGCCATCCGGGAAGCCCTGCAAGCGTGAGATACGCGGCCAACCGGGAGCCGCACCCAATCCCGGCAACGTCAAAACACCACACCGCACCATGACATCCACAGCGCCACGCAAACGCCGTCAATACGACGGGCCAACGAGTGAGGAAGTTCTAGTCAATAATCTTATTGAATTGATGGAAAGTAGCGAGCTTCCGCCCTGGCGTCGCCCATGGTCTGCCGTCAGCGGTTCCCATCGAAACCTGCTCACCGGGCACGAATACAGGGGCAGCAACCCGATTCTGTTGGAGATTGCAAGCCTCTGCGGTGGGCATCACCTGCCCCTGTGGCTGGGCGCCAGCCAGGCCAAGCAGCGCGGGTGGTTTCCCAAAAAGGGCACAAAGGCGGCAAGGATCGTGCGGCCACAGCTGAACAGCAGGGAAGAGGAGAATCCTCAGACAGGCGAGAAAGAATTGAAATCATGGGTTAGCTATAAAATCGTGTGCGTTTTCAACGTGAACGATCTACAGGGAGTCGATGATGCCTCGCGGGATTCCCTCGCGGCGGCGATCCTCTCCCAGCTGGATGGCCAGCTTGTGCCTGAGGCCGCAGAGCGCCACGATCGAGCCGAGGCCTGCCTGAGTGCCTGGGATGTGACGACCACCTGGGGTGGCCAGAAGGCCTACTACCTGCGGTCGTCCGACACGATCCACATGCCAGCCCGCGAGACGTTCCTCGATCGCGAGCTCTGCTACTCCACCTGGGCCCATGAGACGGCTCACAGCACCGGCCACGAGAGCAGGCTCGCGCGGACCTTTGGGGTGGTGGCCGAACCGGAATATGCCCGGGAGGAACTGGTGGCCGAGCTGGCCTGTGTGCTGATCTGCTACCGGCTCCAGGTGGGCACAGAGATGCAGGACCACGCGTCCTATCTGAAGGCCTGGGCGGGAATGCTTCGCGATGGCGGGGCGCGCGTGTTGTTCAAGGTGCTGACCGATGCGCGACGCGCGGCAGATCTGATCTGCCCTGAAGAGGCTCAGGAGGAGACCGCGGAAGGCTGAAGGCTGAAGGCATCTCAGGGGGCAGCTGCCCCCTCTGCTGCCCTCAGCAGCATTCACTTCAACATCACATGGAAATCATGACGACTGAAATCAGGGAGAGGCCGATCTTGTTCAATAGCGAGATGGTGCGGGCGATCTTGAGGCGGAGAAAAACGCAGACGCGGCGGGTGGTGAAAACGAAGACCAGCCAATGCCCCTACGGAAAGCCTGGCGATTGGCTGTGGGTGCGGGAGAGGTTCGCCGCCCCGCATGATTGTGACCATCTAAAACCAAGTGAGATTCCAAAGGGGACAAGGATTTACTATCCGGCAACAGAGGATACAGGCGGCCTGCTGATGCGACCGTCGATTTTCATGCCCCGCTGGGCTAGTCGCGTCAGCTTGCAAATCACAGATGTCAGAAAAGAGAAGCTGAGCACAATCACTGCGGACGACGCCATGGCAGAAGGCTGCCCAAGTATTGGATGGTTTTTTGAGCTATGGGAAGCCATCCACGGACCCGGATCCTCCGTGCTTCATGACCCATTGGTCTGGGTCGTGGAATTTCTTCCAGAGGGGGAGCTTGCCAAATGAGCAAAAACGAAACACGCCTGCCACTGAATGAGGCAAGGATGATTGCCGAGCGGGTGGTTGCCGAGCTGGAGCCTCACTGTTGGATGATCAGCATCGCTGGAAGCATTCGCCGAGAGCGTCCGACCATCGGTGACATTGAAATCGTGTGCGTGCCAAAGCCGTACGACGCCTCGCCGCTGTTTCAGTCTGGCATCGCCACGGTTGTGAACCAGTGGGAAAAAATCCGGGGCGAGCTGCCCTGCAGGTACACCCAGCGAATCCTGCCCGAGGGGATGAAGCTGGACCTGTTCATGGTCGATCCTGAAGGGTATGGCTTGCAGCTGGCGATCCGCACTGGCTCCGACAACTGGTGTCGAGGGGTGCTCGCAAGGGCCTGGGTTCGCGCAGGATTCCGTTCCAAGGATGGCTTACTGCGCCGCGTTGTCAACAAGAACGGGGTTTACTCACTGGGTTCCGTAGTGCCGACACGCACTGAGCGCGAGCTGTTCGAGATTATCGACCTGCCGTGGGTTGAGCCTGTAGACCGTGAATTCCCTTAAATTCAGGAGAACCACAATGCGCACCATTTCAATCGCCGTCACGGAAGCAGAGGCCGCAGAGGCTCTGCCGCTGTTGATGCGACACGCCGAACAACTGAATGAAATGCGAAGCCAGGAAATCTTGCATTGCGAGCCAGGCGACGACGCCTGGGAGCGAACAGGAAGAAGGCTTGCAAGTACAAATAAAATGATCATGCAATTATCTCAGCTGACAGTATCATGACCACCATTCTTGCTGCTTGTGTTTTATGGATTCCCTTGTATTGCGTGGGGCTGATAGTTCAAAGCTTCCGAACGTCGCCTCGGCACGGAAGCAGGCGCCAGCTGGAGGAGCTGGAAATTCAGGCCTGGAACAATCGGCGCCTGCAGCGGATGCATCGCTTCAACCAGGCCTACCAGCGGCGGAGGAGATCATGAGCCAAGACCTGGCCCGTGGCCTTGCCGAGTGGCTGGGGGAGGTGCGGAGCGTTGCGCCCGGGCTTTCCCTGGCTGCGCTGGAAGCCTTCCTATGGGTTGGCAGCGGGTCCGACTCCTCGGACGCAGTGCATACCCGAATGGTGGCCGGTGCGCCCCTGGCCAAGCCAACGGTCACCCGTGCCCTGGGTCTGCTGCGGGGGCGGGGGCAGTGGAGGTCTGACCACTGGGTCACGCCGCTGGACTGGCTGGAGGGGAGGCCCCATCCCCACGTTGCGCGAGCGATCGCTTATCGACTGTCCAGGAAGGGGCGGAAGATTCTAGCCTCGCTTAGTACGCTTGTTCTACCATCATGACCCGGCTTGTGTTTGGCCTTGCCATCCCTCAGGTTTTCCGGCCCGGCTGGGCGGGGGTCACTATCCACGTACGGGAAGGAACCCCTTACATACACTGGTGGAAGACAGAGCGTCACAACCACCTAGGACCATGGGTTTTTTGGAGCTACAGAGGTGCATTGGCCTTTTCGCGGTGCTTGATCCGCAGATGCCTTTGCATTTCATGCAGATCTTTCTGCACGTGGCTCAGGGGCCCGCAGAAGGGCTCACGTATCGGGAGCTGGAGGAGGCGATGAGCCTCACCAACTCGAGTGTCTCCCGAACACTCGATGCCCTGGGAGAGGAGCACAGAAAGGGGTACCGAGGCTATGGCCTCATCGAAAGGAAGCCAGACCCTGCCGACTCCCGACGGCTACGGGTCTTCCTTTCCGCCAGGGGCCACGCCCTGGCCAACCAAATCGTCAACCACACCACACAAGACAGTGAAAACAGGATCAGTGAGGCGAGACCCCAGCGGCCGGGGGTGGATCGCTGACGTCAGCATCGACGGCAGAAGGAAGACCGCGCGCGCGAGCACCAAGGCCGAGGCCGAGGCCAAGCGCAGAGGCCTCCTGCAGGCGCTGCTCGACGGCCCGCCGGCGTCGCGCCCACGGCCTGCCGCGGCCTTCACCTTGGCGGATGCCCGCCGGCTGAGCCTTCAGGTCCGCTGGGCCGGCAAGGCCTATGAGCGAACTGCGGCCATTTTCTCTCAGGCCGTCCTCGATGGGCTGGGCGAGGACCTGGGGGTGGAGGAGGTGACGCCACCCATGGTGATCGCCTGGCGTCAGAAGCTCCTCGATGGGGGGAACACCCCATCCACGGTCAACAAGAAAGTCTCCGCCCTCGCGGCGATGCTTCGGGACGCGGTGAACTGCGGCCACCTGGCTGCCATGCCGAGCCTGCCCCAGCAGCTCAGCCCGGGCGGCCATCGGGACCGGGTGTTCCAGCCCGAGGAGACAGCCATGTTGTGCCGCTGGTTTGAACAGGCGGGCCACCCCGCCGCGGCCGATCTGCTGGTGTTCCTGCTGGAGACGGCGGCCCGGTGGGGGGAGGCGGAGAGGTTGCGTGGGCGAGACATCAACTTGGAGGGCAGGAAATGCACCTTCTGGCGCACGAAGAACGGGGATCCCCGGACCATCCCCCTCACAAGGCGGGCGGTCGATGCCCTGGAGCGCAACATGCCCCCGAAGGAGACCCACAGGATCTGGCCTTACAGCTACCTGCAGTACAACAGGCTCTTCAACAAGGCGATCGCCAGCGCGGGGCTGGGAGGCTCTGGCCTGACGGTGCACATCACCCGCCACACGGCGGCAACCCGGATGGCCGAGGGGGGCGTGAGCCAGGCACAGCTCATGGCCTACGGGGGGTGGCGGAGCCTGGCAGCTGTTCAGCGCTACATGCACGTGCAGACGGAGCGGTTGGCAGATTGCGTCAAGGCTCTGGAGGGGTGAGCGCTACCCTGGCGCGGCCGGGTCGGCGCGGATACAAGACCTCCTTGAGGGAAGCAGCGCAGGGGTGGGTGGCTTCTTGGGGCTGCCCTGAAACCCCATCGGAGACCCGGCTTTAACTTTTGCAACGGCGGCGCCAGGCACCCGCTATGCTTCCGATGCTCGCTGGCGACAGCGGGTGTTCCAAGAAGCAACCACAATGAAAAGCTCCGCGCTGGTGACCCGTTCGTGGAACGGGCACGCCATTCAACGCCGTCGTTCTGATGGCTATGTCAATGCCACGGCCATGGCCAAGGCGGCTGGGCGCCAGTTGTGCCATTACATGGCCAACAGGCGCTCAAGCGAGTATTCGCAAGCGCTTGCAGGCGTAATCGGAATTCCGATGACGGCCCTTGTGGAGTCGATCCAGGGCGGACGGGCCGACCTGCAGGGCACTTGGGTGCATCCCCGCCTCGCGGTGGACATCGCCCGCTGGATCTCCCCCGAGTTCGCCGTCTGGATGGATGGCTGGATCCTGGAGGAGCTGGAGACCAGCTCGCGCGAAGCCGCGGCGCCAGCGGTCCCTTTCACACGGGAAGAGCTGTCCGGCCTGATGGGTCTGGTCTGCAACGAGATCTCCGAAACAGCCGGCCGGGTGGGCTGCTTCTCAGGGTTCCCCTGGTCCAGCGGATCGTTGGATGATGCGCATGGATTGATGGAAAGGATCAAGGGCTATGTGGGAATTGCCGACCGGATTCTTCCCATGATCAGACCTGCGGTTCCCGGTGAACTGGGAGGGCCAAGGGGCTCCGCTCATCGCCAAACGTAGGCGCATCTACCAGGCCCCGCCTTGATGCGTCATTGATGCCGCAGCACGCTTGCCGGCGCATCAGTGACGCATCAGCTAGGTTGGCCAAACCCCAGTCGGGGTCAGTAAGGGGGCATGGCGGAATGGCAGACGCAGCGGACTTAAAATCCGTTTCTCAGCCGTGCACCCCTGCAGCATTGCCCACCAGCACGGCGCCGAGCGCCTGAGCAGCGCCTGATCGCCATCTCTGCAGGGGTGGAGCAGAATTGCTGCGTCCGGCACCACACCAGGCAGCAATGTCAGCATCACGCAGCGCGTCCACCCGCGAACAGGAAGAGCGAGAGAGGCACGAGGAACAACGGAGTCGAGAGCGAATAGCGAATACCGAAAGCTCCCTGCGAGCGGCTGGAAGGGAAACAAAAACTGCCGCAGGGCGAAAGGTTTTCAGGGACGCCGCAACCCCCCTGGCGCGAGCCCTCGAAAACCTGCTGGCGGAGAACCTCCAGAACCCGGTGGCCGGGGTCGGCCATGCGGCGCTGGATCTGGTGGCCCGCTTCAGACACCCGAATTATGTGGCGGTGACCGCCCTGCGGGTGGTCCTGGACCAAATCTCAGGGGCGAGGCCCTACACCGCCCTGGCGATCCGGATTGGGCAGGCCATCGAGAGCGAGTTCAAGGGTGAGGCCCTTGTGCATGCCGCGCCCCAGCTGACCACCTCGATCCAGCGGCGCTACGGCCCGCGCGTCGTTCTGAAGGAGCGGGTCGCTGCCCGGGTGGCACCGATGAACCACCACGAACCTTGGTCATCGCGGGGACACGCGCAAGCCGGGGCCCTGATGCTCCAGCTCATGGAGCGACTCGGCCTGATTGAAACGACGCTGGCGACCACCGGCACCAAGCGACCGCGAATGGTGGTGCCCTCCACCGAGGTCATCGCCCTGGCCGAGGGTGTGCACGACCAGTTCTGGGCGCCGAGCCGTGGGCCAATGGTGGTGCCACCACAGGATTGGTCTGGCTTGACCGGCGGAGGCCACCTGTCCGGGGGGTGGCTGGTGCGAGATCGATCCTGCGAAACCCAGGAGCTCCACAACCGGTTTGACCGACAGGCCATTCAGCGGTTCGGTCAGATCGCCAACGTGCAGCAAGGCGTTCCCCTCTGGGTTGATCCGGAGATGGTGTCTCTTGCCATTCAGGCCTGGGAGAACGGGGGCCTCGGGTTGTTCAAGGTGGATCGGGCGCCGGCGCCACTCCCGCCAACGCCCCCACAGGATGCGCCGAAGGAGGTGTGGACTGCTTGGAAGCGGGCCGCCGCGGCGCACCATGCCGACCTGCGGGAGAACGTGGGCCGACGGGTGCGGATTGCCCGGGGCCTGCGGGAACTGGGGGAGCTGGCCGGCCGGGAGATCTATCAGGCCCACTGGTTTGACGGGAGAGGCAGGCTCTACACCAGGAACAGGCACGCCTCCACCCAGGGGCAGGACTTTGAGAAGGGGTGCATCGCGTTCGATGCGGCAATGTGCGATGACAACAGCTGGGCGCTAGAGGAAGAGGCTCGCAGGCGGAACGGAGCACCGCTGCCCCTCGCTGGCCTTCATTTGTGGACGGCTGGGGTAGAACGTCCGTTAGACCGCCTTGATCTGTGGCGCCACGCCAAGGACCCTTGGCAATTTCTCCAAGCCTGCAGGGCGATCACCGCGCGCGGTCAGGGTGATGCGACCAGGGTGACCCCTGGCCGGCTGGATCAGACCTGCTCGGGCTGCGGGATTATCGCCGCGCTCACGCGGGATCGCTGGCTGGCAAGGCAAACCAATCTCATCGGGGACGAGGTGTCCGATCTGTACCTCACCCTGGCCCGGAAGCTCGAGGAGCTGCTCACCGCGGTGTTGCACACCTCGGCGCCGGGCACGGAAGACTTTCGTTGGGCGGAAATGTTTCTGGGGATCGGCATCACCAGATCCACGGTGAAGCCCATCGTTCTGGCCCTGCCCTACGGGGGCCAGCGACTGGGGATGGTTGGGGCGTTCGAGGACTTTCTTTCCGCTGCCATTGGGTGGCAGGACCCGGCGGTCTACGTGGACCGGGTCTCGCGCCCATCCGCTTGGCTGGCCAAGCAGTTCAGCAAGATCCTGCAGGATGACATGGGGTCGGCCCTGGCCTTCCGGCGGTGGGCGAGGGATCTGGTCAAGGCTGTGATTCCGGTCACGGGTTCAGCCATTCAGTGGCGGTCCCCATCGGGATGGCCGATGCGGCTGGGTGCCACGAAATCCAGCGAGACGGTGGTGCGCACCGAGTTTTTCGGTGTGGCTCGATTGATGACCCTGCAGGAGGAAGACCCCGGGGCAGAGCTGAGCGCCCTGGCCACGGCGGGGAGCGCCGCAGCCAACATCGTGCACGGCTTGGATGCGGCGGTGGTGCACTTGGCTGTTCGGCGAGTGCGGGGGCCAATGCTGACGAACCACGACTGCTTCGCAGTGCCATGGCCTGAGACCGGGGAGCTGCACCAGACGCTCCTGCGAACGTTCCGCCAAACGATGGAAGAGGCGGTGGCCGACCTGGCTCACCAGGTCGAAGAGGGATGCAGGGGTGCAGTGTCGGATTTCCCAGGCCTGCCAGCGTTTCCATTCGCGGGAGAGCCGTGGGCAGAGGGGGAACTGGGAAGCAACCTGGCCATGTATGGATGAAAGCGGCGCGGTGCTCTACACTGGTGCAGTCCTTCAGACACCACTCATGGCCAAGACGATGATGAAAACCCCGATCGGGATGCTCCAGTGGGCACAGATCCTTGAGCCCGCCAAGGCCCTGGACGCGGACAAGCCCGATCTGTGGAAAGTCGACCTTGTCGCTTCGTGGGACCAAGCGTCATACGAGCTGACTCAGGCCTTGGAAGTCGTTTATATGGAGGCGTTCGGACCAAACGCAAGTCCGGCCGAGCACGCATGGCCGTTCAAGATGGAAGCCCCGGATGGGAAGGACACGGGCAACATTATCTTCACGTTTAAGCGGAGCACTATCAACAGCAACGGGAGGCCGGTCTCACGGCCAATAGTCGTGGATTCCCAGAGGAATCCCTGGCCAAAAGAATTATTGATTGGGAATGGATCTCATGGCATCGTTGCCTTTTCTCCGTTTACGTGGAGAAACAAGCTCGGCAAATGCGGAGTGTCTTTATACCTGGACGGAGTTCAGGTATTGAGCCATGTGCCCTATGAATCGTTTGACGCCGAGTCCACCTTCGACGTGGTCGAGGGCGGATTCGTTGCGCCACAAGGCGACATGTTTGGCCAGGCGGCACCGGAACCCCAGGCTGCTGCCGCTGCTCCCTTGGCTCCCCCTGCTCCCACCCGTCCAGCTCCAGCGCGTCCAGCTCCCGCCCGCCCAACCCCTGCTCCCACCCGCCCGCCAGTCCCCTCTGGGCGGGCGCAGCCATGGTCGGTAGTTGCTGGCCCAGCTTCCGATGAAGAGGTGCCCTTCTGATGGCGAAACGCGTTTGCCTTGAAGACGAGCAGCTCAAATTTGAGCAAGAAAAGGCTTGCGACCTTATCCGGGAATTACTGGCCACACATCTTTCTTTGGCTGCGAAATGCAGGGTTGAAGAAAAGTTTGCCGTTGGTTTTGCCCTCACCTTTGAGAGGGATGCGCACAGCACCATTGTCAAAGCAAAGATTTCTTATTCCAAGAAATACTCTGAGGTGATCGAGGGGACCGCAAGCCCGTATGAGCAGCTTGAAATGAGTTCTGCGGCTGAAGCTATGGCTTCTCTGGCTGATACCAAAGTGGAATTCACGTTTGGCCAAAGGCCTTCGTCTGAGCCATGAAATCCATTCTCGCCCTGGACCTGGGGACAACAATGGGCTGGGCAACAAAAGTTCCAGCCGGAGTCATTGTTTCGGGAGTAACCAACCTACGAGGAGGTCGTTTTGAGGGAGGCGGGGCTCGTTTCCTGCGCTTTAACCAGTGGCTGGAGGGGAGGATCGCTCGTATAGACGCTTGCTACTACGAGGAGGTCCGAAGGCATTTGTCCACGGACTCGGCCCATATTTACGGAGGCCTTCTCGGAATACTTCAGGCGTTCTGCGAGTCTAGGCAGATTCCTTATATCGGGGTACCCGTATCCACGATCAAGAAGAATGCCACCGGCAAGGGCAACGCCAACAAGCAGGCGATGATCCAGGCCGCCAGGGATCGAGGGCACAAGCCTGAGGACGACAACGAGGCAGACGCACTCTGCCTCCTGTACTGGGCCATTGAGCAGGAGGCACCGCCTCCGGCATGAACTGTCCCAACTGCAACGAATCTGTCACGCAGGTTCGGTCAACCCGACGGCTCGCCAGTGGCGACGTCAGGCGGATGCGGGCTTGCAGCGCATGCGGCCACAGCTTCCCCACCCTGGAAGCTCTACTTGATCCAGCCAGCATGAGTGCGGGCAACCTCGCGGAGTTGAAGCCCGCCCCGCGGCGAAGCCCGCCCCCAGGGGGCGCCTACATGAACCCCGAAATTGCCGAAGGATTGCTGCCTCCTTTGCTGGCCGAGAAGGTGGTGGATTGGTGGGTGACAGCACGCCGGCTGAAGCACGGCCGAAAAGCCGTGTGGTCTGAGAGGGCTTTTCGTGGCTCGCTCAACCGGGTGGTGGCCCTGTACCAGGCCAATCCAGCCAAGGCGGACTACCTGGTGGAGCGAGGGCTGGAGCAGGGCTGGCAATCTCTCGACCCGGAGTTTGTTCAAAACCACAAGGCCTACCAGGACATCCCGCCCCCACCCAATCCAGGTGATCGGAGGCCGCTGACCGATCCGGGCAGGGTGGTGACGGCTGCCGAACGAGAACGCGATTGGCCGGCGGCTCCCCCCAGGCCAGCGGCATTGCCGTGGGGGGAGAACAAGCAGCCACCTCCTGAAATCCAGATGAGCCCATGCGCCAAGCGCTTTGAGCAGGGAGACCCAGCCGCAGCTCAACTGGCAAAGCGGCAAATCCAAGACCTATTCAAAATCCCATGAACAATCCTCTTTCCGATCTTCCCACTGATACTGGGCGTCTACTCATCGATGCCGAAGGTCTTCTGTATAGCGCAGCTTGCGCCGGAGAGTTTGAGATTGAATGGCAGGAAGACCAGTGGACATACTCATGTGACCACCTGGTCGCGCGAGACGTCTTTCAGCAGGCAACAGCTGGATTATGCCAGCTTGCGCCCGAGCATTATCCGGTGATTATCATCGGCGGTACTCGTAATTTTCGTTACGGCTTATGGGGTGAGTACAAGGCGAATAGGAAGAGTAAGCGGAAACCCGCTGGCTATTCTTCCTTGTTGGACTGGCTCGAAATCCATGCCGCATCACGCGGTTGGGGTTTTGCCCGCCTCACGTCTGTTGAGGGCGACGACGTGTTTCAAATTCCTGTCCCAAACACTCATCGGCGACAGTGCTGATGGGTATCCGGGGTGCCCCAAGGTGGGAGAGAAGGGGGCCGAGAACCTGCTGAACGGGGTCACAAGCATGCAGGAAGGCTGGCAAGTCGTCCTTGCTGCCTTCAAGAAGGCCGGGAAAAACGAGCACTTTGCTCTCACCATGGCACGATGCGCACGCATCCTGCGCCCAGGCGAGTTTGATTGGGAATCGGGATCACCAATTTTGTGGAACCCACCGGCCTAGACTGCAGCCGTGCAGAGGTTTGCCATGACTCCCGATTGGACAAAGGAACATCTCCACCATTTGAGGCAAGTGTTCCCTGACCGCATGCCCGGCGAGGGAGACGACCTGCGGGCAATCGATCGGGCCATCGGTGCCCAGCGCGTTGTGCGCTGGGTAGAAGCCCAGGTCGGGCAGGAGGACTGATGTGCGGCGGCGGCGGCGGCGGCGGACGGATCTACGAGCCGGACTATGGCGCCGCAAGCCGCGGGCTGGAGCTGCAATTGCAGGCCATGCGATCGCAGCAGTCCGACGGCGTTTTGCTGGCTCAGCAGGGCCTCAGCGCCGTCCTGGGGCAGCAGCAGGGCGTGCTTGGCCAGCTCGCGGAGATCAAGACCTTGCGAGCGAACGAGACCGACGCCAACGCGCGCCGGATGGCAGATCTGTTGGGCGCCCCGCCGCCCGACAAGACCGCGGAAGCCCCGCAGGTCGCAAGCAACAGGCCAGGCACGCAGTCCACGGGGCGCGGCGACCTACGGATCAACCGCCGCCGCACTGGCCCGGGCGCCGGCCTCAACCTCACCTGATCGCCATGTGTAACGCACGCCCCCCTCAGCGGGTCCTCCAACAAAGCCGGACGCAACCAGACAACAGCGCTCTGCAGCAGGCCATTGAGGCCAGCAGGCGGCAAAACGATTTGCTGGTGGCGCAGCTGAACCAGCAAAGGAGCGACGCCGAGGCACAGACAAGACTCCGAAGCCAGGAGCTGGCGGCCGAACAGGCCGCCCTGCAGTCCGCCAGGGCCGCGCAACAGCAGGGCGCCTACGCGAGCCTGACGCAGGCCTCCCCCACCGAGGGGGCGATGGTTACCACGGCTGCCGCGCCGAAGCGGAAGCCTCGCGAAAGCCTGAAGATCACCAGCCCGAGCCGGACCGGGGCAGGCGCCGGGCTCAATTTGGGGGTGTGAAAATGGAAACGGAAACGGCAAAGGAGATCTATGACTCGCTGATTGCACAACGGGATCAATTCCTGCACCGTGCCAAAACAGCGGCGGCATATACGATCCCGTACTTTGCTCATTTGTGTGATACAAATATCGACCACTACGGCGATACGCCGCAGCTTGAAATGCCGTGGAATTCGATAGGCACTCGCGGGTTGCAGAGGCTTGCGACCAAGCTGTTGCTAGCGCTCATGCCTCCCAACGAGCCGTTTTTTAGGCTCACAATCAATGAGGTGGAATACGCAATGTCAACTCAGGGGATGGACCCTGAGGAAGCGAGAAAGGGGAAGGTTGAATTTGAAACAGCACTCAGCGTGTTGGAGAGGGCGCAGCTGAATACAATAGCTTCGAGCAATGACCGGGTTGCGTTGTTTGAGATATTGCAGCACTTGCTTATTGTTGGCAACGTACTTGGGTTTATCGGGGAAGACTCTCTCTCAGTCTTCCACTTGCGGAATTATGTTGTGCAACGCGATAGCGATGGGCAGCCGTGGCGGCTTGTAATTTGCGAATCGAAACTACCCGATTTACTTCCGGGTCAGGCAAAGGAGATATGGGACAACAAGAATCAAGATCAACCTTCGGCAGCCTATGGATCGCCATCCGACACTCGCGCTCATATTTATACAAGAATTGAATGGAAAGCTGATGGGGGCTGCGAGTGGTGGCAAGAGATAGTCGACGCGGTGATTCCTGGCAGCGAGCAAGAAGCGACGAAGGCCGAGTGTCCGTGGTTGCCCCTCCGGATGCACGCCATTACGGGGTGGAACTACTCCCCTGGCTACGTGGAGTCTTCCACGATCGGCGACCTGCACACGATCGACCAGCTGTCGCAGGCGGTTGCCGAGGGCAGCCTTGGCGCAGCCCGCCTTCTGTGGGGGCAGTTATCAGGATGCCCCACCAGCGCCAAGGCCGTCGCCAATGCCAAGAATGGGGCGGTGATTCCCGTCACCAGTGAAAAAGATATCTTTGCAATCCAAGCAAAGATTGGCAACGACTTGAGCGTTGCCGCTCAGACGTTGATGACCTTTGAACAGCGGGCTTCAACCGCTTTCTCCCTGTTAAACGTGCGCGACTCAGAGCGCACCACTCAGGAGGAGATCATCCGCACGGCCCAGGAAGGTCACGAAATGTTTGCCTCTCTCTACATGATTTTATCTGTAGAGTTTTGCTATCCCTATGTCCTGGCCAAGTTTGCGCGGATGAAGCGCGCGCTGCCAGGAGTGTTTACCACATTGCAAGAGAACCTGATCCAGCCGGTCGTCAGCGTCGGGCTTTCTGCTGTGGGGCGCGGTTCCGATCTGGAGCGGTTTGCCACCTTCATTCGGATTGTGAAGGAGCTGTTCGGGCCGGAGGCCGCCCAGCAGTTCACCAACCCGGTGCGGATGTTCCAGCAGCTGGCCGTGGCCAGCAACCTGCCATCCCTCGACAGCATCAAAACAGAAGAGCAGGCCAGCCAGGACCAGGCCAATGCCGAGCAGGCAAGGCAGCAGGAGATGCAGATGCGCTTGGCCGAGGCGGCTGCACGCAGCCCCATGGCAGATCCGGCAAAGCAGGCGATAGCAGAGAAGACCCAGTTCGAGATGGGCCAGCCCCCTCCTAGCGCTGGCCCGACCATGCCACCGATGCCCCAATGACCAGACGACTCAAGGCTGTGGAGCCCCTCCAGCCCGCCACACCCGCCACACCCGCCGAACCTCCGGCCCCTCCCGCTCCCCCCGAAACGCCTCCCGCTCCTCCTCCGTGCCACAACCCGGCGACATGGCCTGGCCCCACATGCGGTCAATGCCAGTGGTCATTTCAGTTCGCTCACCAGGGCGAGGAGGGCGAAATCTACCGGGACACGCCCCAGTGCTATTTCAACCCGCCGACGGACAGGGGTCGTCCGTGGGTTGGGATCAATGACCCCGCCTGTTCTCAATTTGCATCCAGA